AAATAACAGCGCTATGAGTATTGGGTAAGCTATATTAACATAATCACCGATATTTTTACTGTTTTTTTTCATTAGGAATTCACCTACTTATCCTTAATTTGTACTCAAGTTTTCATCAACAATCTTCTTGTAATTAGTATTATAATTTGGTGAATACGTTGCTATCATATCCTGTTCTACTACTTCAGGATTTAAAAATGCCTTCATTGGAATTGTATATTCCCTAACACAGGATAATTTTTCCTTAAGCAATTCTATTGGTTCTGAATGACCTCCATCGCCTGAAACAACAACTGCTTTTTTGAAGAGGTCTTTATTATCAACAATTTCCTTCACAGAATCGTGAACTTCCTTAGCATTTAATACTGAAGTTTTTGACCTCGTAGTAGAAATCTTTACCTCAACAGAAATACCATCGTATCCCTTTATGGAATCGATTACATTCTGAATACTACTTTTAAATTTACTTTGTTTTGGCTTTACTAAGTTAGCAGTTTTAAATGAAAAACTATTAATCTTATTTGTTTTCTTAATTCTTTTATAGGAATCTTTGCGCAGAATTGGACGAAATTCAATTTCTTCTTTCTCATCATCTGATTTATTTTCATTCCAAAAATAATTAACGTATTGTTGCAATGCTTTTACTGAAAGGCTAAAAATGTTTTTCTGAAGCATTAGTACATAATTTGTAGAATCAAAAAGAGCAGAAACATCTTCAGCAATGTATTCATCCGATTTCAGCTTTACATCATCAAGATCTGGTAATTTAAGATTGGCCACTGCTGGTACTGTTCCTCTTCTCATTCTTAGAAAATGTAATATAGTTAATGGATTTTTATCTTCACTAGTAACATAAATTTTATTACAACGAATAATGTCTCCATTATATCCTATATTTCTGTCATTTACTTCTTCTTTATATGTATTCATTAACTCGCACCAGTCATCAAAATCAAAGATTTGTTCTTGATCATTATGGATCTTCCAAACTTGATAAAAATCAAAACTGACTTTTTTTCGCTTATTTCCTTCTCCCACGATCGATTACCCCCTAATATTATTTCAATATTATTCTACCAAAAAAGAGAGCTTGTTGGCTCTCTTCTATGAAATAATATTAGGATTAGTTTAACGTCATTGCGGACAATGCTGATGAACGGAATCGAACCGCCTTCTCCACGTTGAAACGGAAACAACTGTGGTGCTTTACCATTAAGCGACATCAGCATAATACAGAAATGTTTGCATCCACTAATCGTTTTTGAATTTTGTTACTCTTTGCATCTCTGTATTACATCACGGCGTGTGACAAAAAAATACTATGCAATTACGAAAGAGGAGCTTTCATCTCCTATCATAGTTAAGTTTGCCGTGATAAAGCTGAGAGGTGGATTCGAACCACACTTTTGCCACACGAGATCGGTTGTGTGCCCATCTTGGTTCTCAGCAAGCAATGTGACCCGTCTACATTGCTATATCACGATGTTAAATGTACGGGTGAAGAGGGCGGCCACCTTGATGACCTCCTTTCTTCTTAATCATCGTGATAAAGCGAACATTGGGAACTGCCCCCACGAGTGATTAGCCCGGTATCTAATCTACATGTTCGCATAAAAGACTGGCACTAATTATTTTAATTGGAGTATTTCATTTAAGAAGGTTTATTGCATGTATTTGGTGTGTAGTTCACATAAGTAATTATTGTCAGACGTAGTGTCAGTCTTAAACATAAGTTATAACTTACTGGATATTAACGTTTCCATAGCTAATACCCTATGTGGATTATGGTCATCTGCCACCATCGCGTCGGCTTGGTTACCGGATTCCACACTTCCTACGCTTAACAAGAGATCCCTATTGTGAGTATAGTAATGAGTCTTGAAAATACGTAGAGCAGTTAGAGGCTTGCTCGGGCACGTTATTTGAAAAGTAAAGTCGTTTCTGTAATCATTCGACAATACCATAATAAGGCTGTTTTTCTTGAAAATCACGCCAAAGTACCGCCATTTTACCGCCAAAACACCGCCACTTTACTTTTCGACAAGAACATCAGCCGGAATTATTCTTGCTGCTTCCCACAATGCTTTTTCTTGCATTCGATTAAATGTCCTTTCAGCGATGTTTAAGTCCATCCTTACTTGTGTTACTGAACGATGGTGATGAACAAAGCGGTTATCAAGTATAAGTGCATATAGCTCATGATCGTCCCCTTTAGAAGCAATATACTTAATCACAAGCTCACGACGCTTCCATTCATTCTGTGCATTCGTCCAATCAATAATTCTTCTATCTGGATCATATGTCCTTGCCTTAGGTTGTCCGTCAAAGCTAGGTGATCCTAAGGTGATTTTCTTTTTCTGTGCTTCGTCCCTCCAGTACCAATATTCTTCTAGCCACGCTTGGGCTTTGTCACATGATTTTTTACGGTCATACTTTTCAAATACGCTGTTCACTGTGTCTACTCCCCTTGTGATATAATTATTTTGTTATACATATATCTCAAGGGCGCTCTCACAGCAGAGCGTCTTTTTTATTAGGAGGTCAATTCTAAATGGAAATAATAATCTCAATCATTTCAATTTTAATTTCGGCATTGTCCGTTACGATCGCTATACTTTCGTTTGCGTCAAACAAAGCCGAATTAATTATTTTCAAATCAAAAGACGGAGAAGACGCACTGCCAGTTATCAGTGGCGAACTAAAAGCTGTTTATACTGATTCCAAAAAGAAGGAACATACAATTAATTCTATAGAAGGACTATTGTTTCATATTCAAGTCTTTAATCCTTCGCCTAAAGACATTGCGTACTTTCACATGGGATTTACTCTTAATGATCGTCCAGCCGAAATGTGGACAAAGAAATCTTTTGCATGGGCCACTGATGATCCTAAAATTCTCTATTATGATCTTCTTCATGGCCCAAGTGAAATAAATATTCCCGAAGAAAGGCAAGGTGTATTTAAGGCTCATTCATTTACACCTTTGTATCTCTATATGCCAATAGATTTATCACCAATCCCTCCTAAAGCATCTTTTCAATTTAGATATGCCGTCAGAAGATTTCCATACGTTGGAAAGGCTCATCGTTACAGTGAATTTATAGAAGAATTCTCACTTAAAAGTTTTAGCGAAATACTGCAATCAAAGAACAAAGTAATGCAACAATTGAAAGAATCAAAGCCACAACAGGCAAAACCATCACAAACACCTCCTTATAGTAAAAAGCACCGGAGACATCGAAAATAGTTTTATAACATGCTAATAATCCAGTGCCATAGCAAGATATTTGCTGAAATCAATCCGCCTAATACTAGCCCACAAATACAGGCACAGAACATCAGCACAATAACAGCAACTAAGGCACCCCATGCAGTTTTAACTTTGCTTGCCATGTGTTACCTCCATATCACGAATAATATCCTTTTCAGCAAGTAATTCGCCGTCTTTGCTCCAATATTGATCTACATTGCGGATTGGGTCATCACTATGAACACCACTGCCACGAGTAGCTACCGTGTGGATTACCTCAATCAATTCTGCTTTCGATGGTGTTTTCAAAGATAATTCTTCCATTACTCTTCCTCCTCGTTCAGTGGTCGACCATAGATTTCTCCATAATTTTTAACTGGTCTCCAAATTTCTCTTTCAGTTAGTTTCAATCTACACACCTCAGTTCTCCGACTATTCCATGTTGCTCAATGTTTAAATCAAAAGGGGTTATGTGTGTTTCAATTGGCAGTTTGTTAACTTTCTTGAGTTCTTCTACTGCTTGTTTAGCTCTTTCTTCACTTCCGTAAATGTTCCAAGTGTTAAACACCCCAGAACTTCGTTTGTATGAAACTGCCCAGACCCAGCAGGTTCTTTCAATGACTAATTTGTTCATTTTTTCCACCTCTTAGGCTTTCTGGCCTGTTTGTGCCACCACTGTGACCACTCATAACTCGTGTGATCGTGCCAAGCCATCATATGCTTAGCCTTGGCAATCTGTCGCTTACGAGTGCGCTTGATCGGACTAATTCGCTTGCGTTTAAGGAAAGCTGCATAAAGATCTTTACGTAGTTTGGGTGTCATTATCATAATTGCTTCAATCTTCATCGTCTTTGATCTCGCCTACCTTTTTTCTAAATTTGAGTATTTCTTGTAGCCGCCAATCATCAGCCGACAAAAGTTCTTCTGCTTTTAACTGACTGTACTTCCAAAATTCACCGTTAATTGTGTGGTAATTTTCTAATTCATCTAATGCTTTACTTAATTTGTCTGTTATGAAATCAGTCAAACTTATCAACCCATTCGGAAATGTTATAAAGCTCTTTTAGCTCCGTAGTGTGGGGTATTTTGATAACTTCACTAAATGCTAAAAAGTCACTTGTATCATTACGAATAAAGTAAACATCCTTTGCTTTTCTGCTTAACGAATCACATTGAATTGCTACTCCATTCATCCCTCTAATTGCCATATTGAATAACAAGAAAGGAATTGCTCTATCTGACATTTCTTCTACCTGATACCAATAAGCTCTAGGGTCATAAGTAAAGATTGACAAGAATTTTAAGTTAGGATTAGCGTGTAATGGATTACCAACCCGATCGTTTGTACAGTCATCCCACCAGCGCTTGATTAAAATACCGCCGGTTCCCGCAGCTACCTCGAAATAGTGGCCGTTAGATTTATCACTATCAACCAGGCTATTGAGCAAGGTCGCAATGCTATCAGGGGTAAAATCCTGCTTCTTGCTTTTCCGTTCAGCTTGCTCATCTTCAAAATATTCATGGAACCAGTCAAACTTTAGGTCCGTTGAAACTTCTAGGAACTTCTTAAAGACTTCTGGACGCTTTTGATCATCAAGCATTAGCTGCAGCATTCTTTCCGGAGCCTTATATGACTCGTCAATTCCTAACAGCTTATTAACGGTTTTTGTATCAAACTGCACTATTCCACCTCAAATCCCTGTCATTACAGACATAATCTTGTTGTTATCCTCGTTTGCTAGCTTGTCTAGCAGGTGGATATAGACACGTTGGGTTGTTTCTGTATCGCCGTGGCCTAACCGTTTAGCAACACTTTGAATTGAAACACGATTAGCAATTAGTAGAGATGCATGAGTATGACGCAAACCATGAACCGTAACCCGATGAACCCCTGCTTCCCAACACATTCTTTCTAGCTTAGTATTAAACGTACTATTAAAAATTCGAGGTTCACCGTAAGCAGGAGATGGCTTGCTAATTGACGCATACCAAGTCGGCCATATTGGTTCATCCGGTTCTAGCCCTTCCATATGTTTTTGTAGATCCATCAAAGTCTTGTAATCAATTTTGATCATCCTAACCGAATACTTATTTTTCGTTGGCATAAATTTTCCATACTCATCACTGCCATATTTTTTGGACTTGTAGTTGAAAGTCTTATTGATATAAATAGTCATATTATCCATATCAACATCTTTAGGTGTAATGCCAAGTGCTTCTGCAAAGCGGGTACCAGTTCGTAAGCTAAAGTCAAAGAAGTCACCCCAACCAATCTGATCTTTTTTGAAGACCTTTTCTAGTTTCCTTACTTCGTCCATTTCTAAGTATTTAGGCCCTTTATTGTCGGGCTGAACCATCGAAGTTATTTTAATTTTATGGTTTGGATTTTTACCCGTGATCCATCCTTCGTAAACAGCATCGTCAATCGCCGCAGCAATATGGTGGTAAAAGTCAAGAACCGTTGCTTTTTGATGAGTCTGACCATAAACATTAATTAACATCTGTAGATCTTCACGCGTCATATCACCCAAAATTAGGTCTGGTGCTAACTTTTTCAACCACTTCAAAACTAGCTTATATTTAGCTGTCGTTACTCCTCTAACTGAATTAACTTTGTAGGTCATATACCATTGCTCGTAATATTTCCAAAATTTAATTAAGCGTTTCTTACCAGTCTTTGCCATAGTTTCCCTCCGCTTCGTAGATGCTTTACCACCCGATTGTGTCCCTTATGTCGTAGTTCACCGATTTATGAACGTCGTAGTAGTCATACATTGGCTCACCGTTCTTCTTGCGCTTCATGTTGCCGTAACGGTCATAACGACTATGTGGGTCTTGAATGCGATTAGTAGTGAAGCCGTATAATTTCATCTTAAAATCGTTCTTTCTTGGAACTACCACTTCAACGGGTAATCCTGTCTTTAGTGAAAACAGCTTAAAACGTATCTTAGCCGCCGTATCGACTGCTCGTTGATTAATATACCACTCTTCACGTCGTAAACATGCTCTATGCACCCGTCAGCGTCATATACAACAAAGTCAGGAGCATATGTTATGCTTCGCTGTTTATATCCGCCTACCGAAAACTTGCTAATCAACTCAAAGCTCTTGTGAACTTCAAACCGTTTGCCACAGGTTTTGACAAAGCGTAGATAGAAATTAGCTTCTTTTTCGCTATCAAACTTGTAGCCGTCAGCTTCTACTTTCTTGCCAAAATGGTTCATCGGTTATGAACCCCCATTGCATAGCCGCAGGCGAAAATGCCTAATAACAAGATGAGTTTAAGCATTCTCGACACCCGCCTTAATTTTCATAGCTTTATACGAGCCTTTAGCTGCGTCGTAATCGTCTTCCATACCAAGCTGGCACATGACACCGTACATTGCGTCTAAGCGTCCGTTACGGTAATCCTCACCGAAACTATGATCTTTGAAATATCCCATTAGTCGGTGTCTCAGTTCTTCTTTGTCATTATCACTTAGCGCTGTGCCTCGAAAAACTAATGGTGTATGTGCATACTTGCTAATGAGTTCAATTAGAGACCAGAAGCCTTTGTTTTCTAAATCGTCTGCGTCTAGGTCTTCTCGTTCGTATAATTCTGATAAGCTTTCGATATTAACAGGAATCATCATCTGCCACATCGGCTTACGCTCTTCTTCGTCTCGTGCATCTTGCCATGTGCGGTAAACATAAACATACTTGCCTCGTTTAACGGCAAATGGCCCCATCTCATCGCCACGATCAATTTCTTGACTATGATTGATCGTGTAAATCAGCTCATCGGTGGTTATATAACTATTTGCATTCATGCTGTCTTTGCCTCCTCGTAATTCCAACTTGCGCACGCTTTGTCACGTATTAAACGGCACTGATGGCACCATTCTTTAGCTTGTTGTTTCTTTTTATCTCCGACAGGCTTTCTAAGTAGCCATTTAAATTGTTCTTTATTCCAAGGTACTTGATACTCGTAATTATGCTCATCAAGCATTTGCAGATAATAAACTGCTATTTGAAGCTTAGTTTTGATAAAACGCAGGTTAGCAGCTTCTTGTGTTACACCGTTATATTCACTATCAGTTACTTCTAATAGCTTCCGAGTAGAAGCCCATTTCTTTTTCACTTCTTCTTTAGTCATGTGGCATCGGATCCCCACTATCATCAATTCTTTCGTAGTGTTGTTTGTTAGGCTGTTCTTCTTGTTGCTTTTTGAACCACTCTGGCAAACCTTCGTTAATTGGTTGACGTTTACGTGAGCCACTCTTTTGCTGATATTCACGGCTCATTTGTTGCTGATGTTGTTCTGCTTCTTGTACAGCCTTTTTAACAGTATTAATACCCTGTTTCTTATAAGCAGAAAGTGTTACGCGTAAGTAACTATCTGCTCCAGAAGATTTAACATTCCTTCTTAGAGCTGTTTCGATAACATAATAAACAAGGTCTCCGCCAAATTCGTTCACCCATTCAGTTAAATCTTGTTGAGCAATCCCATTAGGAAATCCCCAGTTGTTTTGCCAAAGAGTGAAAACATCATGGATAGAATGCTGTGCATCGACTAACGACTTATTAGTATTACTTAAATCAGTATTAGTGTTATCAGTGATTAGTAGTCCTTGATTTTCCGGAATCGGTTTTTCCGATTTCGGTTTTTCTGGTTTCGGTAAATCGCCTTTCGGTACCGAACTGTGATTTTCTGGTTTCGGTATTTCTTGGAGAACATAATCATACGTTGAAAATTTACCGTCTTTCCGATTTTGAGTTCGCTTCAAATAGCCAAGTTCCATTAACTCTTTCATCGCACTGCTTACAGCTGATTCACCATCTTTAAAATGTGTAGCAATCTCACTGATATAGAATTGCCAATCATCTGGCTTACTCCACATATACGCAAAGAGTCCTAAGGCTTTAAGGTGCATTCTTGGATCATTGATTATGTCATTATCAATGATCGTGAAGCCTTTAATCTTAATTTTTTTAACGCGTGCCATGTTTCTATACCTCAATTTCGCTTGCGTGTACAAAGCCACTTAACATCTTCGTTTCTCGGCAATAATCACATTTGCCACAATGAACTGGTTCTTCTTCTCCAGTCATTACTTTCCAAAAATGCGGTTGAAGCTCTTTAACTTTGTCTAAATCAGCGTCCATCTGGTAATCATCATCAACGCCGTTAAAATCAATTGCCATTTTGTCAGGAGGCGTTTGCTTGCTGATCGCAAAGATAAGTGGCTGGCACTCTTTACCAAAGGTCTGCTTGATTAATTCACGATAAACGGCCATCTGTAGGTCATATTCTCGGTCTTGAATAAATGGCACATATCTATGTTCATCGACATTCCAGTGTCCCTTGTGGATGTCGTCAACGGTCTTAAGATCACAGAAATAGCCTTTATCAAGCACAAGGCTATCGATCTTCCCTTTCCACAGGTGGCCGTCAATCGTACCTGTAACAATAACTTCTTTGTCACCTGGAGCGTAAAAGTAATTGAACATATCATCAGCTTGTAATGTCTGAATCATGCTGTTAGCAACTTTAAATTCAGCTCTGAGGTGACCGCTAGGGTTTGTCTTAGTAGGTCGAGTCATTAACTCTTTTTTGTTAGCTTCAATAAAGTCTTGATGGCTTTTTGCACTCTCGAAGTATGAGTGAACGTAATTACCAACAAGAAGCGGCACAGGGCTAGATACAGGTTGCCAATCCTCTTTGAGCTTAGCTAATGCACGGGCCTCGCATTTTTCAAAGTCCTTGAACAGTGACACGCTCATGTATTGCCAATCGGTCTCATGAGAGTAGTAATTATCAGCTGTCAGCTTCATCAGCTGGCTTGATTGTTCCTTCGTTGAAGAGTTCTGTTTGTCCGTCTGCGACTTCTTCACTGGCTTCTTCCTTGTTTTCGTTGCTGTTGCCATTATTACTTACCCCCTTAGCCTTTGCTTCTTGTGACTTTTGAAATCCTTCTAGCAATTCATCAGTACTTTGCTTTTCATCCTCAACAGGTGTGACATCACGGCGCTCATCGTCATACTCGTTACTTGTTGTATCGTTGATAGCACCAGTTAATAAATCACTATCATCAGAAGTGTTAATGAACATCTTAGCGGCACGATTAAGCACGGTACGCTTTGCCATTTCTTGGCTAAAATTCTGCTGTACTTTGTTATTTTTTTGACGTGTTTGTGCCCACGACTGATCAATCTCTTTTTTAGTCATAACAGTAAAGTCAGTGCCTTCATCAGTCTTAATCATGGCAAACGCCCCAATAATCGGTTTGTCTTGATTTTCGAAACTCGGGGTAAATTGTTTAACAACTAATTCCATGTCTTCGTTAGACCCGATTTCAAATGCGTCATCTTGATGTACAACTTCCGCACGAACTTTTTGAACACCATCTAGACGCTTTACTGCTGCAACAGTACCGAAATAGCTCCGTTGCATTTGAAGCTCATTGCCGTATACGATGAAGTAGCATTGATCTTTTGCTGGGGATAGTCCTTGCAGCGTCATATCTAATAGAGATTTAACGATCGAGTCATGTGAACATACTTCTAAGGCTGGCCGATGATTACGGTCTTGTACCTTTTGCAATTCAAGAAAGGCCGCATTAAGCGCATTAGAAGCGTTGTAATTCTTCGGCAGTGATAAGTCCTGTGTATCTTGCATTTGTTTAACACGATCTAGGACAAGATCGGTTAGCTTAGTTGGTTTCTGCTGTTGTGCTACTTGATTATTCATGGATTAGCTTCTTCCTTTCTGCTAAATGGTATGCTTCGGTTTCAACTTCTTTTGCGTCTTGCTTAAAATCACTCTGATTATCTAGATCGTCTAACAGATATGTCATTGCTCGTGCTATGTCATAATCATAAGCACCATCGCTTAAAATCAGATTCACGTTATAGAGGTTACGTGCTAAAACTTTTTGCATTCTTTTAAGTCGTCGTTTATAAAATTCATTCATATGTTATAATCTCCTTAGTGTTATAATTTTCTTAGTTATTTATTGCCATCGGTGTTACCAGCGCCGGTGGCTTTTTTTGCGTTCAAATCCCATAACATTAGTGAGTAGAAGAACAGCAGGAATACTGCTCCACCATAGTCACCAACGCCTGCACAATAGGTGATCCATGCACCCATTAGCATTGCTAAGAGCTTAGAATTAACTATTTTTGTTAGTGCCATTTATTTTTCACTTCCTTTCTCTGAAAACATCTAAGCTAACGTCTAATGCGTCAGCAATCTTACACATATTCTTGAATGGCGGTTCTTTCCCCCAATTTTTGTAGCTATATAGCGTATTCATTGGAATCCCTGTCATTTTTGACAAGCGATAAACTGTTATCTTTTGTTTATCTAACTGAATTTGTATGCTATTCCACAACATCTTGTATAAATCAACTCTTTCTATAACAACATATAGTGATATAATCAGATTTACGATTATTTACAGAAACACTCCTTCTTGTGAATCAATCGTAAATTCAATTAAAGTGGGGTGAATAATATGAGTAAGCAAATCTGGATTAGCCCTCGTGGCAACAAGTGGGCTGTGCACAGTTCTGGCAGTTCTCGTGCTTCGAAGATTGTTGATAGTAAAGCTGATGCATTTCGTATTGGTCGTCAGCAAGCTATCAACAACAATGCTGAATTGATAAGTCAAAAGCGTAACGGTTAAATTAACTTAAAAAATTCATATGGTAACGATCCGATGCCGCCACGTGACAAAGATTAATCTTCTTTGCTTGGTTTAAGCCGAACTCTAAGTCCATCAGTAGTTTCACAATCATCATTTGTGATTACTGCTAGGAGCTTAGGGTTCTTTTCGTCTGTTTCAATAATTACTCTTACCCAATTTGACATTGGAGCTTTTACGTTATTCGTTTCTTTTTCAAATTGTTTTACGGTTCGCACTATAATCCGCCTCCTTTCAATGTTTCTTTCGATACTTCGGCTTCAATACATTCAGCTTTTCATGCTCAATCACGTTGACAATCACTCCAATTAAAAAGCAAGCAATGATCATGAACCAAGGAATTGCTAGTCCTAACATCAAATCACCTTCTTAACTTGCTAGTTTCTCGTACCAATCAATTTCATCATCGTGTTCATCAAGCCATTGCTTCATCTGCTCAAACTTGACATATGTTCCCCTCATTCCGGGTTCTTTGCCTGACGGATTAATTGCCCATCCCCCGTTCACGTCAAGCGTTTCAGGAAAACGCTCAAAAATTAGATTACGGATCCATCGCTTAGAATGATTGCGGAAGTAGTCCTTACGAACATCATCAAGTGGCGGACAATAAGCACGCAAGTCTTCACGTGGCACAAGACCGAGTTCCTTCGCTGCTTCCCTCACAGCAGAATTAATCTGCTCCTCTGGAATCGTAATGCTTATTAGTTGTGCCATCTGATCACCCCCTAAGCTTTAATTACTGGTGCATTTAAGAACTTGTTAATGAAGTATTGTTGGCCTTTGCCAGTCACCTTCGTTGTAATGTTGACAGTTGTATGCCCGTCAGAATGATTAATTACTGTTTCTTTAGTTTTGAATAGTCCTAACTCCATCGAACGCTGAGTAGGAACATTACGATTACTTCCTCTTGTTCCCAAGTAGCCATTCTTTCTCATCCAAGCAAACAGTCTATTTTGCCCAATATTTACTCCGTTTTGGCGAAGGATTTTGGCAAGCTGTCCAATTAGAATGCTTGAGTTGCTTGTAGAAACCGCGTCTGCAAATAAAGCCTTTGGTTTCATCTGCTCGTTCTCTGCTTGAAGTTGCTTACGTTGCTCTTGTTCCCTTTTTAACTGAGTAGCAAGATTAATGATTGTATCTGGATTAAGCAGCGCTTTTTCAATCGTTTGTGGTGTCATATAGGCACCATGCTTACGGATGGCTGGTAGCACTTCACTTGTTACCCAGTGCTTGAATTCTTTGGCGGTTGGTAACTTGCTACCAAGGATTAATGAATAAAGACCCGATTCATTGATGAGTGTTACCTCTCGATGTTGGCCTGCCAGAACGATTCGTTCAGTCAGCTTGTCATCTGCGTCAACGTGGTCTCGGATTGCCTTTGGACCATTTGAATACTGGAGGATAGCCGTAAGATCACGTCCAATAAAATATGGTTCATCGTTAAGCGTCATTGTCCGGACTTGTTGTCCATGAAAATTAAATAATTGTGGTTCGTTCACACGAGTCATCTCCTTTTCAGTAAAGTTCATTTCGATAATCGCAATATTTTATTTAAAAATTTTTTCAATAGGTATCCCTAGTTTCTTTGCTAAAGGCGGTAATTCGGTAGCTTGAAATCTATATTTCCCTTGTTCACGACGATAATATTTCTCTGGTTCCTTAAGGCCTAAAGCCCCAGCCATATCACTATACGTAAAACCTTTTTTTGACCGTAATTGTTTAATTAAATCAAGATTTATAGTACCTGGCATTTATTAGCCTCCTTTCATTGCATTGCGATAAACGCAATCAATTTACGATTATTATATTACATTGCTATTTTCGCAAAGTCAAGGTTTTTATTGCAAAAATAGCAATGCATATTAAAAATATTTGCGAATTGCGCTATACTTATTGCGTAAAGCGCAATAAGAAAAGGAGGCCATCCGTTTGAACGATGACATTTTACGAGAAAAGATAATAAAGCTACGAGAAGAACATGATTGGAGTCAGGCAGAACTCGCTCGACGTATAAACATGAATAATACCGCCTTAAACAAAGTTGAAAAAGGAACTCGCAAATTATCTAGTTCTGAACTCAGCGAATTGGCTTCTGCTTTTAACGTTACTACTGATTATCTCCTCGGTCGGACACCTACACCTCAATTTACTCGGCGAGATGAACGTGACGTACAAAAAACACTCGAAGAAATGTTCAACGGTTTAAGCGATAAAAATGCCCTTTCCTATATGAAAAACGGCGACCAAGAAATTGATGAAGAAGATGCTGAACTATTACGGGCTTCTCTTGAAAATGCAATTCGTATGTCAAAAATTCTCGCGAAAAAGAAATTCACCCCTAAAAAGTATCGAAAAAACGATAACTAGAGGTGAATGCAAATGCGTAACTCTGATTGGATAAAGAAAAAAGCCCAAGAAGTTGTGCATAACGCAGGTACTAATAATCCTATGAAAATATGTGAAGAAAATGGAATCTAAGTTTGCCATCAAGACCTTGGAAAGGCTTTTTTAGGTCATTACACGAACTTTAGACGCATTCCTTTGATTACTTTATCTTCACGCAACAATGAATTTGAGGATACATATACTTGCGGTCACGAACTAGGCCATCATTATTGTGAACACGGAAATAATACTGAGTGGTTGTCAAAGCATAATTTAAAGTTTAATACTTGGGGCTCTGAGTATGAAGCTAACCTTTTTATGGTTAATGTCATGCTAGCTGGGGTTGATCTATCTGAATTTGAAACAAAAGAACAATTATTAAAGACATATGGCATCCCGCTATGGGCTGCCCGATACGTAGAAATTTAATAGACTACAGTACGTCCAATCGTGATCGACGTTAAAAGCTATATTAGGGAGTAACTATAAATGGGGCGGAGTGTTTTCAGAAAGCCATCATTAAAGAAATCGCTATCAGCAAAATATAAAGGAGCATATAAGCGAAAATTAAAAAAAGCTCTCATTCCTGGATATGGAACAAGAACTGCTGGGTGGCTACACCCAAAAAGAAAAATGTATAACAAACTATATTATCGAACGTCATTAGATACTAGAAAAGTGATTACAGGCCAATATAAGAGTCAACCGGGTACACGGAGCAGTAGAAGTCAACGACATCTTGTATCCTCAGACACAAATAATTCTAAAGAATTCAATCGTCTTCAAATCGATAATATATTGAAAGATGGAGCAATTGATAGAAATCCCAGATTAGGCTCTGTACTGTTATTTCTTATTCAAGTTCATCGTTTTTGCTACTATCTATGGGAGGTTGCCTTAGCGCTTACTTTTTTAAGTGCATTTACTGGGCTGAGTTTCTTGATAGTTTTCTTCTTCTACGTATATGCAATAGCGGTTTGTTTGAGGTTAGGATTGCCAATCGTCATTAATATTTTAGATGCTTTCGTTAAATAAATTGATAAATAAAGGAGATAACAATGTTATCGCGAATTATTTGGATGATTGTTTGTATCATCGTAACTTATTTCTTAGGAAAACTTGCATGGAATAATTTAAATAACCACAAATTTATACGATCAATATTTCAAGGGTCTATTGCCTCCGTTGCATTGATGCTAGCTTTTGGACCAATCGTCAATTATTATGACGCTCAAGGTTCTAACTCATCAACAGATACAGCAAGCTCATCTTCAAAGCCTAGTTCGTCTAGTAAAGATGACGAATCATCAGATGAAAAAGAAAGTGATGAGGTAGCAAAAGCACGAGTTAAGAATACTTGTGATGCTCTTAATAGTGAAATGAGTAAGCATTCTGAATTGGACGGATTTTCAATGAAGCCATCCGGCGATCAGTTCAAAGTAACGGTTCCAAGTTCTGCAACTTCCCTTTCTGATAATGAACAGAAGTCATTATATAAGAGCGTGGTTGATTTAATTTATTCATACGATAATGGAACTAATCAGGGTTCCTACGTCGAATTTGATGGTGACGATGGAATGCCAGTCGCTCACTATTCTTATATTGGAGACAAGATAAAATTAGATAATTAATTTGGGGGATTTTATGAAAAAGATAGGTTTAATATGTGCCACACTATTAGCTGGTATTTCATTAACAGCATGCAGTAACTCTGCATCACAGAAAACAAATAAAAAAAGTAGTAGCTCATCTATAACTACTACTAAAGCCGTTAAGCATCACAATGTACATAAGGAAAGCAAAAAAGCTACACAAAGTTCGTCTAGCTCTGCTGTCTCTAGTCAATCTAATAGCCAAGCCAGCCAAACTTCCACTCAGCAAAGCAGTCAGAATGGTTCTCAGCAACAAGCCGTGCAATCAACTCAGCAAAGCAATTCACAATCAGCTAATAATGGTCAAATTAATAATGCACAAGATGCATTAAATGCTGCCAAAGCAAAATATGGTGATGGTAACGGTAACTACCATTGGACCATCATGTACGACGCTGATACTAATCAACCTATTCAAAACCCAGATGGCTCATATTTTGTAAAGGCAATTGATCCAACCCAAGGAACCATGACTGGAACAGCTCAAAGCGTCAATGTTTATCCAGACGGTTCTATGACTAATAACTAAAAAAGCCCTCTCCGGAGAAAGGACGTGATGGTAATAGAAGCTAATATTTGATTATGTGTGAAATTACATTTAATTCTATATGCTTATTTACGCTTATATATTGACATACTTGCTTTGATATATGATAATATAGTTAATCAATTAATTGGTCAGCTTAAGACCGACTAAGGCAAGTACTAATTGTACTTGCCTTTTTTATTTTGGAGGATAGAAAATGACTATCGAAAAACCATTCAAAACGGTTGATGAGCAAATAAGTCTCCTAAAAGAAAGAAGACTCAATTTTATTAATCTACCAGCTGCAAGACAACTTCTTAAAGAATATGGATATTATGAAATTGTTAATGGCTATAAAAAACCTTTTCTGAAGAATCCTAATAATGATGATGAAGGGTACAAAGACAATGAAAATTTTGAACATATTTTTTCATTATACAGATTAGATGGCCAAATAAGAATTGCGGTAATGAGTTCCACTGAAGTATTTGAACAAACGTTTAAGCAAAGTATTGCATATGTAATAGCTGAAAATATATCTGCTGAATATTCAACGTATATTTCCCAAGACTTTTACATACCAGGTGAAATACATCGAGGCACATCAGACCGTGATAGATTACTTCATACGATGAACAAAATACATAATTCAAGTTTAAATCCATATAAACATTACAGAGATTCACATGGTAATGTTCCCCCTTGGATACTAATTAAAGGCCTAAGTTTAGGGCAAGCAATATATTGGTTTACACTCCTAAAAAACAAAAGATTTAAGGATGAGATTATCTCACGTATGACTGGATTAAATATTAATCTGATAGATGGTTTAGATGAGCAATTCAAAATACGAAATACTTTTAGCGATGCATTAATGCTTATTTTGAGTTACAGAAATTTGGCAGCACATGGTGGAAGAATCTACAATTATAGATCCGCTCTGCATCAATTAACCGTGTATTCAAAATGGCTTTATAATCCTAATAATCTTAATTGTTCACACCGTAAATTTTTAGATGGTAAATTAAGGAGTAGCTTAGGGACGTTGCTTGGCATTATGAAATTATTTGAAAACGAAGATTGCTTTGAAGAACTGCAAATTTGGCTTGGTCTAAGAATTAAATCTTATCTTTCAAATTATCCAAATGATGAAAAGTACATTTTTGATTCGACAGAATTAACTAAAGAGACATTAGATTGGGATGGCTTAGCAGATTTTAAACCTCAATAACATACAATAACCGGTCGCACTGGCCGGTTTAAAAATCATCTTAAAAGAACACATGTACGAAAGGAGATTATTATGGCTAACTTCATGAAACGTGGTAAAAAGTGGCAAGCTAGAATTACTTGGCGTGATGAAGATGGTAAGCTACATCAAAAGAGCAAATCTGGTTTTGATACTAAACAGCAAGCCAAGCAGTACGCGGCTAAATTAGAAGCGAATAGGCTTTCTGGCGGAAATATAGAAAAAGACCCAACGTTTAGTGAGTATTTTGAGCAATGGCACGATGTTTATAAGAAACCATCAATAAGCAACGTCACAGATAGGCACTATACTTTTGTTAAAAATATTATTGATAAATATTTCAAAAACAAAAAACTCAAAAAGATTTCTCGCACTACTTACCAACAGTTTATTAATGATTATGGTTCTAATCATGCTCCGGAAACAGTAAAAAAAGTCAATACAATCATCAAAGCCTGTGTTAAATCGGCAGTAATTGATGGAATACTACCAAAAAGCTTTGCAGAACAAGTTAATTTAGTTGCTAACAAGGATAAACGAATGCATGTTGAATACCTTAACCTAGCCGAAATTAAGAAGCTAAAAAAATTTACTCTCAGAGGGCGCTCACGGCATTTTACGAGTCGTTACATGATATTAACTGCAATATACACTGGAGCGCGTCTAGGCGAAATACAGGCGCTAACATGGAACGATATTAATTGGGTGAAGCATGAAATAACAATTAACAAATCTTGGGATTATGTAGATGGTGGCAAATTCAAGCCAACTAAAAGTGAATCATCTAATCGTACCATCAGAGTAAATCAAAAATTTCTTGATATTATCAGCGAACTCAAAGCAAACAATAGTACCATGATCTTTATGAATCAATACCACCGTATTCCTAGTAGCAATGCTGTTAATAAGACATTGCGAAATATTATGAAAAAAGCTGAACTGAACAAAAAAGACTTTCACTTTCACTCACTGCGTCATGCACATGTAGCCTACCTACTATCGCAAGGCGCTGACTTAACTATTATCAGCAAACGACTTGGTCACGCAGACACAACCGTAACGAGTAAAGTATATGCTTACCTTGTTGAAGAATATAAGGACAAGGCAGAAAATCAGATTGAAAAATACTTAGAAAACATATGA